CTGTCCACTGGCTCCACATTCTATCGGCTAGGTCGTAGACTAGGGTCAGGTTATTGTTTTTCAGCGTTAGCCCGTAGAACCTGTGGCCTTCGTACTTCAAGCCGAAGGAGGCGACGGAGCTAAAATCTGCCTCTCCGAGCAAACGCTCAATCGCTTTGGTAGACACGACGGTCGGCTTGAGATTCTCGACTAAGATTACCTGTGCAGTGGAAGATCTGTTTGTCGCAAGCCAGAGCAGCGCACCGTCAATTTCCTGCACGGTATCTGCACTTACACAACCGTAGTTGATCTTAGCCCCCTGCACCGGCGCGAGAGGGGAGGCACCGGGAGGATTCTGCGCATCGTAGAACACCTCGGTTGACCACTCCTTAAGGGCGAGGACGTAGACCAGCTGCTTCGCCAGGCAGACGCCTGCATCTGGCTCGATCTGCGCACCGATAGTATTGAGCAAGTCTACCCACAGATCAGGCCTGTTCATTCCTACGGCTGTGTCAGAACCGTGAATGTAGGCATCTTTTCCCATGACGTAGGTAGTTCCGTCAAGATACGCCCAGCCCTTGACCCACTCGGCAGGGAAGTTGCTTGTAGTCGAGGCGGTTCCGTCCCCAGTTCCTGGCCCTGTCGCGGTAAAGACTACGCCGATTGTGTTACTCGCTGCGCCGATCAGGGTAAAGTTTGTTGTTCCGACAGTCAGAATTGTGTACTCGACTCCGGTGATAAAGTCTCCTGCCGTAACTGTCGCCGTGGTAAGGATTGGCGTGAGTGTAGTCCCATCCCAGTTATAGGCGGCAAAACCATTTCCAAGCTGCAAGCGTGGCGTATCACCAAGACTCGAAGACCACTGATACACACCATGCGCAGAGTCGACTGTCCCGATCTCTACGTCGTCTTTGTACAGCTTATCTGCGAAGATCGAGTAGATATTCCCCTGCCAGTTGTACACGCCCAGTCCTGCGCCTACGTGTGTTACGCCGTACTGTAGCAGCCCCGGCCGCTTATAAACCCAGTACTGCTTCATCTTATCATTCAGCTCTACATACCCATTGATAAGTTTGGCGTCTTTCCAGGTACTCTCGTCCCGGTTCTCGGGCTCGACTACGAGGGGGAGACGCTGGGGAATAGCAACCGACTGCGCTTGGGCCATTATCTGAACCCTCCAGCTGTGTACTGGCTACGCCCATCAGGGGTGAAGCGCGTCGGTGCGTCCTCTACGTCCCAGTCTTCCAGCATCAGCCGATACGCCGTAGCACGAGCCTGGCACCTGTCCATAATCGCCTGAGGCTGACCAGTCGCCAGCTCGTCCGCGAGCGCCCATCGCAGGGCAATCCTCCACTCAAGCGGAAAGTTCATCGTCTCTGTCAGTGTGATGAAGTTTGTAACCTGGTTCTGCAGTACCAAGTGGGCTGCCCCTGTCGCTGCAACCGCGTCGGGGATCAGCCAGAAGAACACACTGAGCTGCGTCTGTTGCTTGTCGACGAAGTAAGAATTGATCTGTCCTGTCTGACTGACCTGGCTCAAACGGACGTACTCACTCCACGCCAGAGGAACTAGTGGACGTCGGATTCCGTTTACGTCAGCGTAGTAAGCGTCGATCACTCGAGGCGGTTTGGCCATGACCATACTCCCAGCTGGGCCAAGGGTGTATGTTCCCGTCCCTGCGACCAGTGGCACAGTCTTATCTTCATTCAGCCAAAGCTTTAACCCCTGCGTCTGAAACAGATTTACAATGTCCGTCAGTTTGCGCATCCCCATAACGGTCTGCTCTGAGTTGAGGACTTGCCCTTCCTGGGTCAGCCCCGCGTCAAAGTACGCATCGCTGATTATAGATACTGGCGTATGGTTATTTGGAGCGGTCATAAAAACCCTTAGTTAACGCAGCCCGATAAAAATGCCGGAGAGTCCCATAGCTGTCCTTAGTTAAGCGCGACTATACTAGTCGCTGTGGTGGAAGTTGCAAGAACTTGCGTCACTTGTACGGGGAGGATAGTGCCAACTTGAACCGCAGTGAAGAGGACAATGTTATCATCCTCCGCCATACGGACGTTAATGTTTCCGGCCCCTCCAACATACAGCCCCCTGGTAGTGGGAAAAATAGTTGAGTCGCTTGGGGTGACAGCGAAAGCACTATGGGCAGCTACGGTCGCGTCGGCAGTTCTGTAAGATCCTGACATGATATTCCTTTAGTTGGTTAAGGGAGGTTGTTAATTGGCGCGGGTTACGGGGTCATAATCCACGCCAATAGGCAACCTTACTTAGGCGCCCGGAGTCCCATACACTCCACGAGGGTCTGTACAGCCCACGCTGAAACGCATATAGCTTGCAGCCTTAGCGTTCTTAGTGTCAAAGTCGTTGTCCTGATCGAACATCGGCTCATCGCGCCAGAACATGGTCATGCCATTCGGGCAGTTTGTACGGATAAACCACGCATCCACGTCTTGGAAGTAGTGATTCATCTTAATGCCGTCAGGGAATACATTAGTCGCCTTCAACACGTTGATATTGTTGTTAGCTGTAGTTCCTGATTGCAGCACCGACTGGAGAATGCGGTTAGCATTGTACCAGTTTTGGCGAGACACGTGCAGCGACTTGGGCATGATGTTGATCAGCAAGCCTGTGTCGTTGGTAGCACCCATGATCTGGATAGTCATGTCTTCGATAGAAGCTTCGGTCAAGTCCGCCGCAGTACTGAGCACGTTGCTGAAGGTACCGCCCGTAGCATTCACGTGGGAAGCGGAGCACAAGGCTGCGCCATCGCCAGTGGTGAAGTACGTCGTAGCGAACGCGTTGTTGTACGGGAAGGCTGCCACGTTTTCCACGGTTTGATTCATGGAGAACGCATTGGCCTCTGCACGACGCGTAGCGACTTCTTTGTACTGATTGTCACGCAGTTCTTCAAACGTAACAATGAAGCCCAAAGCATACGCTACGTGAGTGTAGGTCGAAACCACACCTTGCAGCTCGCCGTCATAGGTCACCGGAGCGCCCTGGCCCTTCACAGGGGCAAGACCGAACGGAGTGACTTGAACACCCTGCTCGTACGCTTTGTCGGAGGTCTTGATCTCATAAAGATCCGTGTACTCCTTTGCGTGCTGGTCGTAGACCTGGCCCCAGGTGGTAAAAACCCCTGGCCACAGCAGTTTAGGATGCGAGCCTGTATTGATTACACCGCCAGCCATGTTATACTCCTGCCGAGCCAGTGCCGTGGGCAAGCTCGTGTACGTTGATTTGAACCAGATGCTTAGCGTAAGCACCAAACGAATTTTCCAGCTTGCGCGACAGACCCATCAACCGAAGCTGGAGGGTTGCCGTAACTGCCGGGATAGCGTCAGTGACGGAGGGCAGTTGCCAGCCGGAGCTGAAACCGTTGCCAGTACCTGCAAGGGAGATGGTGTTAAGGCCAATTTCCGTAGCGGCGATCTGGACAGTGTTGGAATTCTCTTGAATTTCAAACAGCACCTGAGGATCGTCCACCACCATTGCGTACCAGTCTTTGGCTTGCGCCGCACCTGGCCGGTAGGTAATGTCAACATTCCCTGGGTTGCCCATCATGCCTTCGGAAGTTCCGAGGCCGACGATCACGCCGCGAAGTGCGCCGGTTGCAGCGCCCAGGACAATCCCTGGAACACCGTTTGCATCGGCAGTCCCGCTAGATTTAACCGGGTCTCCGATGTAGAGGGCAGTAGCATAAGCCGCTGCGATAGAGTAAATGCGAGCCTGGCCATTCCAAGGAGCACCGTTTAGGTACTGCTTTGGAGTAAACCCGCTCGGACGATTAGCGTTTGCCATGAAAATCTCCGTTCAGTTAAGCGCTCTTGCGCTTGGATTTAAAGAAGTCCGGGATGGACGTGCGAGACTTATCCACGTAGCGGTGCTGGCGGTCCCCGAAACTCTCATGTTCCGCTCCAACCATCCCGCCGACAAGGGAGTCCCTGACCTGCGTATTCTTATCCTCGAGTTTTTTACGGTCCTCTTCCCACCATTCTTGCTTGATTTTCATCAAGACAAGGCGTGTAGGTTGCCCGTCTTTTCCTACCTCTTGCCCGGAGACAACACTTACTCGTGACCCCATGTCAGTGTTACCGGACTTGGCCGAATCACCTCCAAGGGATACATTGTTGATCCGCATTTCGCGGTCCTCTACGAACTCGTAGCCGCCGTCAAGGGCACGCTGGAGACGCTCGGGAGAGTTCACGAACCAATGCTGATGGTAGCCGGGAATGTCAGGTGTTTCAAGACGCTGCACCGGCACGCTCATAGGAACGCGTTTGCGCTCGGATGAAGATTTTTTAACTAATGGTTCCATGATTAAGCTCCGTGATATATCTCGGCGTAGCGTGTACGCCAGTCGTTGATGGTTTTGTACTTTTTCCCCTCGCCTACGAAACGCCGGGCTTCGGCGTCGCACGCGGCCTTCGCATCAGCAGGGAGGGAAGCGTAGGTTCGGCTGCCCTTACCGCGGCTTTCCCCGTCGGAGCTTCCGCGCGAGCCTTCCACCTTGTCCCCGCGTGGCTGCTGCTCACCGAGCTCTTTCGCCACTTCCTCTGCGACCTTCTCGAAAAAGGCCCGGCCCGTGCTGGTTTCGCCAGCCTCGCGAAGTTCTTCGGCGATGCCGAGAGCTAACGAGGTTTTACGACGGTTGGTTCCAAACCAGGGGTTTTCTGCATTCCATTGCGTGAGGGCAGGATCGGGAACGAACTGCGCAGGAGGCGGAGGAGGCGGCGCCTGCTTCTTCTCCGGCTCGGCCACGTTCAGTTTCACCAACTGATCCGTCAACTCCGCGACGCCTTCATGATCGCCCGCTTCGGAAGCTGCGGACAACTGGGCCTTAACCTGTTGACGAGCTCGCTCTACGGCCTTTTGAGTTTCAACGGTGTGACGTTCTTCAATTTGGTCGATAGCAGTCTGGGCGGCTTTGAGGGCTGCGGCAGTTTTCGCAGACTCGGCCCGAAGGGTTTCGAGTTCTCCGTGGAGTCGCTTGTTTTGTTCTCGCACGATGGGGAGAACTGTTTCGCCCCGCTCAATATATAAGTCTGCATCAACAAATTTCTCCGGTGAACCTTTGAAACGAGAAGGGGGAATCCAGCCCATTTTTTCAGCTGCGGCCTGGACTTCAGGAGCTGCGGCGCTTTCGACTACGGGATCAGACATGGCTGGCCTCCTCGACAATAGCGCAGAAGATGTCCCGATCATTGACCAGACGGTACATCTCTCCATCTTTCGGCCCTTTGGCGGTGAAGCCAGCGAACTTGGTCACGAAGACCTTTTCACCTACAGCTGCCCGCGGGAAGGGTTCATCGTGCCAGGCACTTGGCCCTACCGCCACTACAATAGCGCGGTTTTCCAGCATACTCATCCTCCCCTGAACGTCGTCGGGCAGCACAATCTGCGCGCCCTTGCGTTCAGGTTCATACATCTTGATCAGCACGGCAACCCCGCGCGGCTCAAGGCCAGATTCATTTTTCATCTATCTCTCCTAAGTATTGAACATAATCTAAATCTTGCACGTAGGCAAAGCCTTTGCAAGTCCCAATGTTCCCTACGTTTACAAG